AACCATCCCCTTGTTCAGAGTTCGGACACCTCGCGCCAGCGTGTCCAGCTGGATGCCAGACAAGTCTGCCGCAAGCTCTAATTTTCGCAAATCTTGAACGCTGATGCCCAGTGTGCGGGACAGCTTTGAAATCTTGTCGATGCCATCAAGGCTGGACTTAACCAACAGACCCAGACCACCGACCCCGACCGCGCCTAAAATAGCGGTGCGGAAGCTGAACAATGCGCGGGTCACACTGCCCAGACCCTTCTTGATCGATGCAAAAGCCCGCTGCGTTCTGTCAATGGCTGCAATGCGGATATTAAGATTTTGATCTGCCATCTTCTACCACCTTAAAATAAGCCAGCCATTCATTCACTTCAGACAGCGATAAATCCTCTATCTCCGCCTGTGTCTTATGCAGCCGATCCGCTAGGGCTAGAAGGTTGAGCCGAAACGGATCGCTTTTTAGTTTTTTTCATGTTCCTCGATGCTCTCGACATCGCCGAACATTTGCGCCGCAAGGGTGCTGATAGTGTTTAGAGGCTCCCGCATCAAGGTCGGCTTGTCCTCAAGGGTGAAAGCCTTTTCCCCGTCCTTTGTCTCAGCCTTCAGGATTATCAAATCAACCATCGCATCAATCGTCTGATTGGCCAGAAAATCCTTGTGCTTGCGTTGCAGCTTGTTGATATCTCCGGCAGTTATCGGGCCAGAGTAAAGCTGCATCGGCGCATCATCGTCACCCCACTCAGAGATGCTAATGACGCGCCGGTTTTCTTTACGCTTCTCAGCGATTTGTGCAGCTAGGCTCATTAGGCAGCAGTGCCGGTGGTCAACGCACCAGTCCCTTGCAAGCTGAAGCTGGCCTCGACCATCCCGTCAAAAGACGAGTTCACAGTGCGGCCAGTAATGATCGCGCTGCCAGAATAATAGGTATCCCCGGTTGTCGCGCCTTCAGGATAGAAGGTCACAGTAACCTCTGAACCAACCTCAAAAGCCCCTTGACCGCTTGTGTCTGTCTCATCCCAGAAGCAATCGACAGAGCCGGTAAAGGTTTTCAGGCCGGTGGAATAGGTGCGATCAGCATCGCCCATTGTTGAGGTCTCAATCGTATCAGCGGTGGCCTCGATTGAGAAGGTGCGGATTTCGGCAATCGCATCATCACTGCCGACAGTCCCAGTTTTTACAGTCCCTTCAGACCCGGTGTGTGTAGCCATCTTATAATCTCCTAAGCGGCAGTTTCGACATCATTTTCTGCGGTTCTATAAACCACTTCGACAGTGAAGCGACCGATAGCGACAGTTTGTTCACCATCACCAGCGAAATCAGCTTCAAACGCGGTGACTTGCAAATCTTTTGACAAGCCGCCCAGCGTAACATCGGAAGCCAGCGCTTCCTCAACCTCAACAGCGATTGTGTCCAGCTGGTTATCATAATTGATAACCCCCTTAACATACGCCTCAACCATTACATCCAACCGCCGCATGATAGACCGGCTGATGGTCAGTGTATCAAACTCAACGGCCTCGCTGCGTGTATATACACAAAGCCCCGGCAGTTTGCTGCTTTCCAGCGGATAAACCCGGCTGCGGAAAACATTTGTGCCGGTGGTGGTCAACCCGGTGACTGCGGTCACAATCGCGTCCCTGATTTGCTTGCGAACATGAGCCATCAGTCAAGTTCCAACACCAGCATAGTCATCCCCGTCCCATCATCCTGAACGATCCGAATTGTGTAGCTCACGCCGCCAATCACAATCGCATCGCCCTCTGCGGCGGTCGAAACATCGGCAGTCCGGCAATGAAACCGGGGCTGCTGCAACGCAACCCCGACCCCGCCACCAGCATCAACCTCAATAAAGTCATTGTCAAAAATACCATTGACAGTCGATGCCACCCCACCAGCGGGCGTATAGGTCGCGGCAGAGCCGAAATCATCAATGGCCACAAATACGGCCCGGTCGTCTGCGCTTTCAACAGCCATTACTCAGCCTCTGGAACCTCAATCTCTGTCTCATCAAACTTGCGATTTGACAGGTTAAATCCTTTTTTCTTCTTTGCGGCCTTCGCCTTTTCAGCATAACCGCGCTTAATCAGCTTGTCTGCGATGCGGTCATTGACCTCAATTTCATCACCGGCAAAAGCATTATTGCCATCCACAAAGCATTTTTTAACGATTTTGATTTTCATATCATGCCCTCAAAAGGTGGAAAGCAGGGGCGACCTTTCAGGGGCCGCCCCCACTAATCAGTTATGCCACTGAGACCTCATCGGTCTTAGCGAATGAAGCATCGTTGCGAACAGCGATGTCCAAATCCTGATGCACTATCAGCCGAACTGTGCCAGCCAGACCGCCAGTGGTCTCATCAACCAGAATTGAAGGCGCACCGAACAGGCCAACAATCAGCTGAGAGAAATCACCGAAAATCAGTGCAGATGCGTCATTGCCAGCATCGCCCGGATTGTAGGTAGACAGAACATTGCTGGTGAACTCAGCCTTGTAACCATACAGGTTGTCCCAAGGGTCGTTCATCAGGAACACGCTGTCAGTGCCGGATACACGCTCGATGCTTGCCAGCTGTGCCTTAACACCCGGGCTGGACAGCCAACCCAGTGTCTGACCATTGACCACGCCGTTTGCGTTCTCAACAGTCTTCACCAGAGCCACAATGTCGGCCCAAGTCAGAGCAGCAACAGAGGTGTCTGCGGAAATATCCACATTACCGATGCTGGCGTTGCTTACCAGACCCTGCGGCTCACCAGATGAGCCAGACCCGTTGATCGCATAATACTCAATGCGGTCAGAGATTGAACGCAGCAGATCGTCCTGAACGATTTGGTCGATTGCCGGAATGCTCTCTTTGATGAGCAGCCGGGACATATCAACATATGCACCCATCGTCTTAGGGGTCAGCGTTACTGCGGCATCAGTCTGAGACTGGTCGGTCACATTGCCCAGTTCTTCCACAAAGCCCGCATTTGCGCCAGCAGAGAACTTAGGCATTTTGATGCGATTGGTCAGTCCGCCCATAAAGGTCACGCCCAGATTGGCCATCACCTGCTTTGCCCGCAGTGCCTCGATGAACATATCACCGCGATGCACAGTCGGCACAAAGTTATCAGTGACATTCTCAGTGCCTACTGCGCCAGTTGCGCCAGTTGACAACGGGCCAGCGCGGAAAGCGAAATCAGGCACATAGATGCCATCAGAATGCTTGCCAGTGCGGCGGGTGATTTCATCGTGAATTTCACGCTCGAAACCAGCCTTTGACCAGTCGTGATCCAGCTGCGCCTGAACCATACGGCCCAGAGAGTAGGAACGCTGCTCTTTCACAGGTGCGTCTACAACATGAGCCGGGGTGTCAATCGGTGCGTCACCGATAGCATCCAGCAATACGCCCCGGAACTCATCCAGAGACAGGCCATTGCCGATTGCATCTTCGCCCATATCAGCCTTGTTGTGCTTACGCGCCAGAGACATAATCTCCTTTGCGTTTTTAGTTGCGGCTTTGGCAGCTTCCTGCCGAACCGCATCAAGATCGATGTCAGACATAGTATTATCTCCTTCTGTCTTGACAGTTGCGTTTAATGGTTCGGAACTCGACCGACCAACGCCTACAAGATTTGACTGGTCCGCAGGGATTGACACGATAGAAATTTCCATAGGTGTTGTCGCCACCCGGTAATAATCTTCCGGGTCGCCTTCACGCTCTATACGGCCATCAATACGATAACCGACAGAGATATTTTGACGGATACCATCCGTCACATCGCCGAACACTTCAGAGGCTAGTGCGCTTCTTCCAAAACGCACAGATGCACGCAACCTACGCGCATCCTCATCTAGTTCGACAGATTCCACTACGCCGATCTGGCGTTCCATATCGTGATCCAGCAGCAAAGGTGCGCGGCCAGAATTAAGAAAATCCAGCCTCATGTTCTCTGCGCTATGATCAATCACTTCCATCCCGAACTCGCGTTTGACAGGTTCCTCAGATGAAACCCCCACCCGGACGACCCGCTTTTCTTCATCGATAGCCTTGCCATCAAGGTGAATTGCCCGCTGCACCATCTCGCTGCGGTCAAAACGCTCCTCATCATCATCGTGATAAGGGCGGGCTTCTTCTGCGGCCATTTCTTCAGCGGCTTCTTCTGCCGGGGCTTCTTCTTCATGATGCTTTGAGAAAACGATCGTCACATTCTCATCATCTTCAGTCACATCAACAATATGTCTCTGTTCTTCCATTTCATCACCCCTTGCCGCCGGTTCAAACTTGATAGGCTCAAAATCATTTTCACGCAGCCAGTCCTGCGCTTCGCTCACCGACCAGCGGTCAGCATCAAATCGGATAGATTGTATCTCCGACCCATTATCGCCTAAACCATAAATAAAATCAATTCCCGCACCGCCAGCGTCCACCTCGCGGCGAAAGTCCTGATACTTGTCCGGGTCATTAATACGGGCGGCGTGTTCGTTCGGATAAGGCCGGGCCTCATGCCAGTCACGCTCCGCCTCTGTTTTCATCGGGTGGCCCTCCGGCAAAAGGTCAGTGTCATGCTTGCCGGAGCGAAAGCGGCCATTCCTGACAGCATATAAAAAGCTGTTCACGCGGGACATCGCCCATTGTTCCTCAGACTGCACATTAGGCCGGACGCTTTCAGGATTGGTATTGTAAGCACCCACACCGCGCTTATAAACGGCA